TCGATCGTCTGCTGACTACCGAAGCCATCGTCGACCGTATCCAGTTCACCAGTGCTGACTCCATCGACACCGATGTGATCGCACGCTACTTCGGCCTCGAGCGCGGCATCCGTGTTGCTGAAGGACGTAAGCTGGAAGATGACGGCACTCTGAGCCCAGTGTTCCCTGAGGACGCTATCTTGCTCTTCTACTCCCCACTGAGTGCTTCTGACTCCGTAATGCCTGCTGGTGGCGCTTCTGCTGCTACTCCTGCATTCGCTTACACCTACCAGCTGACTGGAACCCCTGCGGTCCGTCCTGAGTATTACATCCGCGAGCGTCGCGTTGTCCGCGCTGAGATCACCGTCGAGCGCGCTGTGAATGTCACCGGCTTAGGAGCCACTGGCGCCTACGGCTCTGGTTTCTTCATCGCTGATGTGCTGAACTGATTCCACTTTATTTACCTTAAGGAGGAATCCCTATGCCAGTCATTACACCTATCCCCAAGTCTAGTTTTATCGTCACCATCTCCGGGATGGAAACGATTTGGACAACCTTCAGCGGCATTATCGATACCGCTGAGTCAGGACAGTACGCAAATGGCACTGGGAACCGCATCTACAAAGTAGTGGGTCCCCGTTCTTGCGACGACGTAACTCTGTCCGCACCGTATGACCCCTCTTTTGCTCACACTATTGAGCAAATCTGGGCCGACTACAACTGCGAGTTTATTTCTATCACCATTCAGCCCACAACCTGCAATGGCGATGACTCTAACTCCACTCCTTACCAGCTTTATGGCTGTCAGCTCCAGCAGTTGACCGTCGGCGAGATGGACCGCGAGAGTGGCGACGTTGGAACTATCGAACTCGTCTTCACAGTCAATGACTGGAACTATGGTTAAGGATTATTATCCTTGACTCCAGTCTGATAACCGTTGTTTATCGCCCTGCCAGTTTTACTGGCGGGGCTTTTTTACTATAATAGTCAAAACCTACTAAGCTATGGCTGAGCTCCTCGAAGACAAAGTCCAACCTGGTTGGTACAGAGACGAAACCGGTTGGTCTAAAAGAATTCCAATTTCTGACGAAGAGTGCATACTTATTTGCTTAGAAAATGCTCCTCTGGGCACAAACAAACAGCAAGTAATGCGCCTTATAAAAGACCTAAACAACAAGGGTAAAAATCATCTAAATGCCACACATCTTACGTAAATGAAGACAACTTTCGGACCAGGTGTGATTGTAACGAGCAAGTGGCTAAACGGCGCTCGTGAACTCTACTTTGACGGCCAAGACGCTGATTGGCACTACCCTCCTATCAACCTTGGCGACATCCAGCGTGGTGGCACCGAGGGTCTCGACACTATTTTTGTAACGACAAACACCGACCAGACTTTTGGCGGCACTCCCATCACAGGCCGTAAGAGCTTTATGGGACTCGTTGCATTCGGCGACTCCACTAACTCTAACCCTGACAACGCTCCCAAGTCTTGGCTAACTGTAGCTAAGTTCAACCAAGGCGGTTCTGGTCAGTCTTTTGCGCTTAAGTATGCTAACTTAAGAGCGGAGGATATTCTTACCAAGACTGTTCTTACTGAACAGATCACAAACTTCCCTGTCATTGACGAAGGCTCCTTCTAATGCCGAGTTACTCTCCGTTACCTAACGTAGAGCTCGACCCAAGAAATGAGGCCGAGCTAGTACAAGCAGCAGCAAGGCGCGTTTACGAGGCGTCTAATGCTACCCTAAACGATTTTTCCTCTGGCTCTCCAATAGTCGCCCTTCTTGAAGGCCAGGCTTTTGCACAAGCAGAGTTCCTACAGTTTGCTAACCAATTCCCAGAGTCCGTCTTAGTTGAGTGGATTGGGCCATTTCTTGGTGCGCAGAGACGCACAGGTTCTGGAGCGATAGTAGGCGTTACATTCACCATTGACCCTAGAGACGACCAGTTTGATGTTTTCCCTGGCTATCAGTTAGGGACTGACTCTAACCTTACTGGTGGCGAGCAGATCGTGTTTATAACGACTGAACGCTTGACAATCCCTGCTGGACAAAGTCAAGGAACAGTAAGTTGCATCTCGGCGCTTCGCTCTCGGTCAACCAACGTCGGTCCTTTCACAGTTAACAGGACTTTGACTTCCCTTGCTGGCGTCAGGTCTGTTACTAACGCTGATGCTGCCGCTGGTGGCCAAGACCCTGAGCTTCTTTCTGAAGTCAAAGAACGCTTCTTTAGTCTTATTCGCCGTCGCAACCCCGTTTCGGCTGAGGATTGGCAAGACTTTTTCAGCGATGCTTTGGGACCTGGAGCCGCAACCACGGTTCTTCCTCGCCGCAGTGAGCGTGAGACTTACCGCTACGCAGAGGACTATGTAGTCTCTGCTCCAGCCGTTTCGTTCTTTGTGCTGAACCCTGACGGAACTCCGATCACTACTGCTCAGCAAGGTGCTCTTACAAACCTTATTCGGTGGAGCCTTCCTGTTGAGTTCATTGGTTATGTTTATCCAATGGAAGTCAACGACGTTGACTTTAACATCGAGCTTCTGTACGACTCTGGTAAGCCATACGCCCAAAACCTTACTAACTTTAGCCGAATAGTTCGAAATAACCTCTTCGCGCTGATGCAGCCGAACGCTGTGTTCCCTACGTCTTATGACCAATCGGTAACTGACGTTGAGAGCGCTCTTGGCACAACGTTCCCTTTGACTCTTGGGACTACCAACCAATATCTTGACCCTGACATAGCTTCTATCAAAGCTTATGTTCCTCCAGTTGATGTTTCTATCTCTAACTTTGGGTTAGTTCAGCCTCAACCTTTCAAAAGCGGAAACACTATTCAGAGTGGTGACTTAGTCATTGAGCAAGGCAACACCTTCGCTACATACTACGAGGCTCTCGAGGGCTTCACTCCCGAGCTTAGTGACAAGACCTATTTCGTCAACACTGGCGACCTTCAAGTAGAAGTCATTAGAACTCTTTCTGCTGGCGAATACACTACTGGTGATGTGGTTAGCGTTGGAGATCTAGGAGACCTTCATGTAGTTTTAGCTCCTTTCACTTTTCGCTTAGTCCTTACAGCAGCTCAGCTCATCGAGCGTGGGCTTCTTTCAGCAGCTAAGACATACACGGGCTGGGACAAAGACACTACCTATTCTCCTTTAGACGAGAACGGAGGTTACAACCCTCAAATAATCAAATACGAGCAGACTGACACGCAGTTCAACGTGTTTATCCCATCTCTTCCAGCGGACCTTTCCCTTGACAGGCGCCCAGGCTTCCCAGTTTATGTGGTAAGCAAAGAGTTTACTGTCACCGCAAACACCACGACTTTGGGAACTGCTCAAAGTGAGGGCTTAGTGTCCTCTACCTCCACAACTGTTCAAGTTCTGAAAGACAACACTCAGTACTTAGCTGACTCATTTGTCAAAACTCCCGACCCAACCGAGCTTCTCTCTGGAGACATCAACCGTGAGAATTGCTACATCGACCAGGTTGCAGGAGCTTCTGAGCTTTTTGCCAAAGTCATCCGAACCTTTACTTTTCAAAGTAACAACGACTACAACTCCTCTGTTGACCAACTCGTAAATGAGGGTGTCATCGAAATCATTCAGCCAGTTCCGTTTATCGACTGTAAGGGTGATTCTTCCTTTAGCTCTAAGCCTTTCCGCTACACAGCACGCTTCCGCGCGGGTGAGTATGTTCGCTACCGTGAAACAGGTGGCTATGACAGCGAGTTGCTTGAGTCATGTGTAGATGCAACTAACGAGTGTGATAATGTGTCCGAAGGATGTCGTAAGCTCTTCTCTCGCGAGATCGACCTTCCCCGTTACTTCTTCGCTTTACGCGACTTTACTCCAAACACGTCTGACCTTAACAAGCTCGTAGAGGATGAGGCTGTTACTGAGGTTTCACGATCAGTTTTCTTTGCAACCTACTCTGCATACATCCCTTCAACTTCTACTGTTACTTCAAGCGACATCACAGACGCTCTTGTTGCAGCCAGTGTTATTCCGTCTTCTTCGTCTTTAGTTGTTGGCAACACCTGCAACATCTTGGGAGACGTTGGAGAAGAGCGAGGGCTGTACGAGTGGAGTGGGTCCGAGTGGGCTAAGGTAGCTTCGGGGCTTCCGTCTTTTAGGGACCTATTCCGCTTTGCGCCAGGCGACGTTGCTGCTTTCCGTAGCGTGTCAGAAGTTCGTAGCTACGTGGCCACTGAGCATGTAACTCCCTTGCTAGACATTGAGGTTTACTACGACAACGGTGTGTTTATAAGCTCAACATCTACTGCAAACGTAAAGTGGATTGACCCTAACTATCATCTTGAAGACATTATCTTCCAGACTAGCAATGGCGCTACTAGCTTTTTTAGGTCTACTCGCTCCTTTACGCCTCCAACCCTGCGAAAGATTTGGAACGACGCTTTCGTTCTTTCTACTCCTCGACTTGAGGAAATCTACACAAATTGTTTGAAATTTGTAAACCTTGTGGAATGTAGTGAAGCCCTTACATCTCGTCTCAGAGATGGAGCATCTACGGTGAAGCTTGGTCATGTGCAACTTGACACTGTGTCCAAAACTGCTGGTTCAATCACCAACACTTTTGTTTACGAGTCAACTCAGTATGCTTCACAGTCGGCGGCACTTTCAGTGTTTCCGAGCAGTTCCTTCGAATATGGTCCAGTTGACTACGGCACTGGCACTCTCGCGTTATGACAAGCAGCCTACAGGAATCATCGCGCCCTATCGTTACTAAGCCTAACAGTACTGGCTTGGTTCGGCCAAAGGTAGCTACGCCTGAGGCTCTTAAGCTACTTAATGTAGAGCCAAGGAAAACGGTTTGGGGCTGGCAGCAACGCACCATACTTAACCGTCTTCCTGCTGAGACTGAAACCTATCAACTTGGCTACGATGACAGCCAAGCCTATGTCTATGAGGACACCGCACCTGGTGGTAATGTCAACGATGCCCTAGTCGTCACCTACTCGGTCAATGACCCACAAACTTTTATTTGTGGCAACGGTATTATTACATGGAAGAACGGACAGGCTGACGCTCAGCGTTTGACTATTGACATCTCTACCCTAAACAGAGGTGAGGGTCTTCAAACAGGTGAGTACCAGTTCGGCTACACACTCCGACTGGACTACCCGTCTTCGCCTTCTCCTATTCCAGGCTACTCGCTGCAGAAAGTAGAAAATGCTTCTCTTGGTTCTGCCGCTATTGCTTTTGCTGTAGATGGTGCTTCCCAGTATCACGATGACTACTTCGCAGTTTCCGACACTTCTGCCGCATGGTGGCCAGGCAAGACTACTGTGTCTGGACCCTACGGTGTAGGCGCCTGGTACGCCATCGACTTTCGTGAAGTTGTAACATGCGAGCGCTTTACGCTTATTGCGGACCCGGACGAACCACCTAGTGCGTCTTGCGCTGTTTACCAGTCGGAAGATGCCATTATTTGGTATAAGTCAAACGAGGTAAGACCTACTAACGGCGAATGGAACCTCGATGTCAGAGGTAGTAAGGCTGCTCGTTATTGGCGGTTTTTCTTCTATGACGGTTCTGCTTCCATCCAAGACTTTCGCTACACTGGGGAGGCCTACTTCCCAGACCTTCGGACTGTTGGGCCAGTAACAATTGCTGAGCCGTACCTTGACGACCTTTACGAAGAGGTTGAGGGCGACTTTATTGTTCTTGCTCAAATTACGGTCATCAATGGCAACATTTCTAAAATAGGTGACCTAAGACGCTTCATCAGTAGAAAGTACGAGCCAGTCGCAAGCTGGCTAACGACTTTTCCAGATGAGCAACTTACCTGTTTGTTTGATGATGTCGAGCACTACGCTACTAAGTATCTCTCACCACCAACTGCTGACTTCCACTTTTACACAGAGTTGGACGATAGCATTTGCCATGGCTTAGGAGAGTTCACCCTTGCAGATGAAGAAGATGCTCCTAGCATTCACTTCCCTAGCGAAGTCGAAATAGTCGACAAGTCTTCTCGCTTTGCTATCGACCCAACTCTTGAGGTTAGTGACCTTGACCCTCTTGTTACCGACCCGACTGAGCTAGAGATGCAAACAGAAGGCGTCACTACCAACCCAGGAGTTGTGGGAATTTATGCAGATGGCATTAACCTTGTGAAAAGTGCGGTTGAGCCCGGCGACCTTTCTACAAGAGGTGATACGCTAAACACGATTGTTGACCTACCCTATAGTGCAGACGATGGCCTCTACTAGAGTTCAAGCTGACGCGGTCCAAATAACTGGACTGCTTGACATGAGAAACCACCAGATCATTGGGCTTGAGACAGACCTCAGTCTCTACCCCTTGGACCCAGCCCAGGGTGCTACCAAGAAGTATGTAGACGCTCAGCGTGAGGCAGTGCAGGCACTGATTCCTGGGACCCTCGACAATGGGAGCTACTAATGCCACGGCCAGTATTTGACATTAACGAGTACGAGCTCCGCGGCTTAGTTCCCGATGTCTACACTGAGGAGCAAAAAGCACTCCTTAACACGACGTTAGCCAGAGTAAATGGCCAAATAGACTGGACAGCCCAGTTATTAGGCTACAATGGCCCTAAGTACTGGGGTCGTCCAAACCTAAAGAAAGATGGGACGTATAATTGGATAGGTCTCCCTGAGACAATGAACGAAAAGCGTCAGCTACAGGCTGGCACTTTTGGCGTCTTCAACAAAGACAAAAACTATTTAGAGTGGCCAGCACCGTTTAACCGTTCTGAGGTTAATGCATCTGGTGATGCCAGCATCCATGTTTGGGTGAAAGATGGCAAGACTCAGCTTGGTCCCTTGGGCCAGCCCGAAACTACAGACTATAACTACAAGCCTGCTTTCTTTGTAGGCGCAACCTATATCTTTGACCAATACGTCGAGTTTACGTGCGGCGGGTCAGACCCAGAGCAAGTTATCTGGACAACAACATTTTATGTAGAGGACCGTCTTTGGACTCGCTTGAAAGTCAAGCAGTCTAACACGGTTATTGGAGTCAAGGCTTTTGGCCCAGCCAACTCGGAGACCTTTGTTGACGTTATTGAGTGGACTGACTCCTCTGACTGGAACTACTCTCAGGTTACCTCCAATTTCCTAGGAGCGTGGGGCAACAAAGGGTCCGCTATTTCCTTTGACGCTCAGTTTGATGCTTTAGACGTTCATGGGTTTAGTGAGACAAACGGCCTTACTTTAAGCGATGTTGTCAGGACATACACCCTTACTCAGCTTCTCGCCAAAGTAGGACTTGAGCCTACAGAGTGGACTCCCTATTGGAACACTAAGTTTGGTATCAAAATTGGTAATTGCGTTCCAGCTTACCCTCTTCCTCCCTTTGACAGCGGAGACCTTTATAGCAACGGCTTCTACGACCGCACAGTCGCGGCTGGAGATGACTATCTGACGGATGGCACCTTCGAAGATCCAGCACCAGTTGAAAACGTATTAGAAGAAGGCATTTACGAGCGAGTGTTTATTGAAGTGCCGAG